TGGCTAAAGAATTTAATAAAAAGTTCATGCACCCAACCCGCCGTAAGTTGGTGGATATGGTATTGGAAGGTGGAGAATATCAAAAAGATACTTTTGTATCATTTGCTAATTCAGATAAAAAGAACGAAAAAAGAGAAGTTGGTGAAACTTGGACTGATTCCGATGGTAGTATTTGGGAACAAAAGGAATTTGGAAAAGTAAAGAAATCAGCATTATCAGATACTATGGCTGAAGTTAGACAATACTTACAACAATTAAATAGTTGCAAGAATAAAGAATGTAAAACTATTAAATTAAGTAGAACTGATAAAAAGATTGTTTCTAAAACCGGATATTGTTCAAACTGTTTAGCTGAAAAAGAAAGTAAGATAAAAATAGATGGACTTTGGGATGAATATGAATCATACAAAGTATATTCTAATATGATTGCATATGGTTCTGAAGTTTTAGCTCAACTTAATCAGGCATACAATGATGCTAAGCAGGAATATGAATATGCTAATGAAGATGGTTCAATCGAAAAATGGAGTATGGATAGACCTATTGAGGAATTGAAAGCCGAAATTAAGCAAGATATTGAAAATATTCAAAAAGAAATAGAAGATATTACTAAACGTAGAGATGAGTCTTGGGAAAAATTAAAAGATAAAAACTACGATTTAATAAAAGCTCCAACGGTATAATATGGCGGAGAACGTACAGCAAAAAAAGAGTTTAAAGCAAATTATTGCTGAAGAATACATAAGGTGTTCCAAAGACCCTATACACTTTATGAAAAAATACTGTATGATTCAGCATCCGGTGAGAGGTAAGATACCTTTTCACCTTTTTCCGTTTCAAGAAAAAACTCTTACTGAATTTCACAAAAATCGATTTAACGTTGTTTTAAAATCACGTCAAACTGGTATATCAACTCTATGTGCTGGATTTGCACTTTGGAAAATGATATTTAATTCAGACTTTAACGTATTGGTTATTGCAACAAAGCAAGATGTTGCAAAGAACTTAGTAACTAAAGTAAGGGTAATGCATGAATTACTTCCTTCTTGGTTAAAGAATGGAAGTATGGAAGATAATAAACTTTCACTTCGATTAAAAAATGGTTCTCAAATTAAAGCGATTGCAAGTTCACCTGATGCAGGACGTTCTGAAGCACTTTCGTTATTGATATTTGATGAGGCTGCATTTATTGATGATATTGAAGAAATTTGGTTATCGGCACAATCAACACTATCAACGGGTGGTAGCTGTATATCACTTTCTACTCCAAATGGTGTGGGTAATTGGTTTCATAAAACTTGGGTTGGTGCTGAAGAGCAAACTAATGGGTTTATTCCAATTAAATTACATTGGACAGTTCACCCTGAAAGAGACCAAACTTGGAGAGCTGAACAAGAACGATTATTAGGTCCAAAGGGAGCAGCTCAAGAGTGTGATTGTGACTTCGTATCTTCTGGTGATACTGTAATACCACCTGAATTATTAATGTTCTATAAAGAAACATATTGTATAGAGCCAATAGAAAAGGGTGGGTTTGATGGTAATCTTTGGAAGTGGCAATATCCAGAATATACCAAATCATATATGGTTGTAGCGGACGTTGCCCGAGGTGATGGTTCTGACTATTCAGCTGCACATGTAATTGATGTGGTAAACGCTGAGCAAGTTGCAGAATATAAAGGTAAATTAGATACCAAAGATTTTGGAAACTTTTTAGTTACCCTATCAACTGAATATAATGATGCTTTACTTGTAGTGGAAAATGCAAACGTTGGTTGGGCAGCAATTCAGCAAGTAATTGATAGGGGATATAAAAATCTTTTCTATATGAGTAAAGATTTAAAGTATGTAGATGTTGAGAATCAATTTACAAATAGATATAGAGCTGAAGATAAAGGTATGGTTGCTGGATTTTCCACTACATCTAAGACAAGACCACTTATCATTTCAAAATTAGATGAATATTTTAAAGATAAATCTGTAATAATTCGTTCAAATCGTTTGATAGATGAGTTGTTTACCTTTATCTTTATGAATGGTAGAGCAGAAGCAATGAGAGGTTATAATGATGACTTGGTAATGAGTTTTTCAATTGGATTGTGGGTAAGGGATACTGCACTTCGTTTAAGACAAGAAGGTATTGACCTTACAAAGAGAGCAATTGGTGGTATTTCATCCAATTCACATGATGGTATATATGGTGGTGGAGGTTCTATGGGTGATAACCCTTGGAAAATGAGAGTTGGTGATGATTTTGAAGATTTATCACAATGGTTATAAATTATACTGTTTTGATAATTTACGATATTTATGATATATGTCAAAATTAAAAGGAGACCAAAATGATTAGACTTAAAAATATCCTAAAAGAAGATGAATATGTAAATAAAGCATATTCTATGGGGGATACACCAACCGATAACCCAATTGATGATTATGATGAATTGGATGTTGAGCAAGAAGATATGGATGATTTTATTGCATATCTTAAATCTTACTCACAATCATTAGATGAGGCTAATTGTAATTGTGTATTTGAAGCAGAGTATCAGGGTAGAGAAGTAAAGTTGGGTAAACCAATGCAGGGGGATGTTAAGAAATTTAAAGTTTATGTTAAAAACCCTAAAACTGGAAAGGTTGTTAAGGTAAACTTTGGAGACCCAAATATGAGAATTAAGAAGTCTAATCCAGAAAGAAGAAAATCTTTCAGAGCAAGACATAATTGTGATAATCCGGGTCCTAGAACAAAAGCAAGATATTGGTCTTGTAGAAAATGGTAAATAAATTATGGCAGAACAAAATCAAGACAAAAGTTTTTTTGGTAGACTAAAGAAATTATTTTCAACTACAGCTATCGTTACCGTTGATAAAGATGGTAAGAGAAAAGTTGTAGATACTGAAGAAAGACAGGCTACAACTAACTTAATGGCTTTAAGAGATAGATACACCAAATTACAAAGGTCATTCTATGAATCACAAGCATCAGGTCAATCGATGGCATATCACCAAGTTCGTAGAGAACTTTTTAGAGATTATGATGCTATGGATAATGACCCAATTATAGCATCGGCTTTAGATATATACGCTGATGAATCAACAACAAAGAATGAATATGGAGATGTATTACAAATCCGTTCTTCAAATGAAAATGTTAGAGAAATCCTTCATAACTTATTCTATGATATTATAAACGTAGAATTTAATTTATGGCCTTGGACAAGAAACTTGGTAAAGTATGGTGATTTCTTTTTAGGGTTAGAAATTGGTGAGGGTAAGGGAATTATAAACGTAATACCACATTCAATCTATTATACTGAAAGATTGGAGGGATTAGACCCTAGCAATCCAAACTATGTAAAGTTTAAAGTTGAAATGGATAGAACCGGTAAGAGTGAGTGGGAAAACTTTGAAATGGCTCACTTCAGACTTTTATCTGATACAAATTTCCTACCATATGGTAAGGCTATGATTGAAAATGGTAGAAGGGTATGGAAGCAATTATCTCTTATGGAAGATGCGATGTTAATCCATCGTATTATGAGAGCACCCGAAAAGAGAGTTTTCAAAATTGATATTGGTAATATCAACCCACAAGAGGTAGATAACTATATGCAGAAAATTATTAACAAAATGAAGAAAGTTCCATTTGTTAATAAAGATACCGGTGATTATAACCTAAAATACAATATGCAGAATCTAACGGAAGATTTCTTCTTACCAGTTAGAGGTGGTGATAGTGGTACATCTATCGATAATTTGGGTGGATTGGAATATGCGGCAATTGATGATATTGATTACTTAAAGGCTAAATTATTCGCAGCATTAAAAGTTCCAAAAGCTTACTTGTCATATGATGAGAACGTTAATGGTAAAGCTACGTTGGCTGCAGAAGATGTTCGTTTTGCTAGAACTATCGAAAGAATTCAGAGAACATTAGTATCAGAACTTACAAAAATTGCAGTAGTACATTTAGCAGCTCAAGGTGTTGATGATGCTGAAATTACGAATTTTGAATTGAGTTTAACAAACGCTTCTACAATCTATGAGCAGGAGAAAGTTAATCTTTGGACTGAAAAAGTTAGATTGGCAAGTGATTTGAAAAATCTTAATATGTTATCAACGGATTGGGCTTATCAAAACGTATTTGGTATGAGCCAAGACGAAGTTGATGTAGAAAGAGCTAAATTGGTATTAGACCTTAAACAAAGATTTAGATACACTTCAATAGAGCAGCAAGGACAAGACCCTACTGAAATGGAAAAAACTCCACAAAATGTTGAGGAAGAAATTGCTAGGTTAAAAACTGAAATAGAAGGTAATAAAGGTGGTAGACCAAGAGAAGGTAATACATATGGTAAAGATAAACACCCATATGGAAGAGACCCACTCGGAAATAAAGAAAACGAATCGGAAAGAAAACGTGAAAATCGTAATCTAGCCGCATCAAAAAAATCATTAGCACGTGAATATATAAACGGAATTTCATCTAAAAAGAAGGTTTTAATTGAAAAATCAGACCTTTTGGATGAAAAAAACCTACTGGATGACACCAAATTTTAATAAACATTAAAAAGTTTATATTTATATGTGTTAGTTTACAGACGTAGATTAAATATAGGGTAAATAAATGAAGAAAATTAAACACTCAAAGTTTAAGAATACTGGAGTGTTATTTGAGCTTTTAGTAAGACAGATAACATTAGAGGTTCTTAATGGCGATAAGACGGAAAACGCTAAGAAAATCGTAAAGGAATTCTTTGCGCAGGGTACTGAATTGAACAAAGAGTTGAGATTATATGAACTCTTAACAAAAGAAAAATACAGTTCCGAAAGTAGAGCAGAGAAATTTGTAGATACTGTGGCTGAGGCTCACACAAAATTAAATGCTATTAAATTAAATAAGGAAAAGTATAATCTTATTAAGGAAATATCATCTAAATTTGATATCGAACAATTCCTATCATCACCTATAACTAACTACAAAGTCCTAGCATCGGTATATAAAGTTTTTGAATCAAAAATAACTAAAAACTACGATATCAAAGATGTATTTAATTCGAAAATTACCCTAATCGAAAATATTATATCAAAGCCCGTAAGTAGTAAACTAAACGAAAAAGTTAAAGAAGAGCAAAAGTTAATAGAATCTTATAGAAAGCAAGATAAAGACCTTAGATTACTTACTTATAAGATTTTAGTAGAAACTTTCAATAAAAAATATACAAATTTAGATGATTCTCAAAAAGGATTACTTAGAGAATATATTAATAATATAACAAATACATCTAAATTTAAAGATTACGTTTCTCAGGAGACTCCAAAAATTGTAAAAGAATTAAAATCTATTAATTCTAAATTAAAAGATAAAGTTACTCAAATAAAACTATCTGAAACTATTTCTGTTTTAGAATCTATGAAGTTGGGAAAAGCCGTAAGTGATGGACAGGTTTCAGCAATTATGCTTTCTTATGAACTAATCAAAGAATTAAATTCTAAAATAAATGGCAAGTAAATTTACGGATTTAGTAAAAGAAATTATTTTAGAAATAGAACAGGAGGAGTTGGAAGAAACAACTGCCACTGGTAATGTTGCGGGGTATGATACCCCAGCTGCATTTTCAAAGCCTGGTCAAACCAAAAAGAAAAACGATAGATTAGCCAAAGTAAGTGGTGGTACTGTTGTTGATACATTGGAAGAGGGTGAAAGAGATTATG